GAAATATATTGGTCTGGTCTATCATAATTTAAACCAGTATCAGGATCTTCAAATGCTAAAAATGTACCTTCCTTATTTCTCATTGATACAACCCCCTGGATACCTATCACTTCATCATTATCATTAACAATTTGATTTACACTTTTAAATGTCTCAGCCTGTTCAAGTTTTTTCTGATAGTCTACCCTGTCTTGTTCATGTAATCTTTGCCAAAACTCATTTTTCTTCAATTCTTCTATTGTATATGGCATTTTTTATCTCACCACTTTAAACGAATGTTTCTCATCGAAATATGTTACAGTTTCATCGGCAGACCCACTAGCATTTACTACTTTATAATTTATCCTATAAAATCTTTCCGATTGTAATCCGTCCATCCAGAAATTAAAATAATTTCCTGTTGTATCACAACTTACTTTCGTTCCATCACCAAATGGAACAAGTATATCTTCTGTGTATGCATCTTTAATCTGATAATATGTACTTCCACTTGGTAGATATTTTACTGTATTATACCCAGTAGAATATTGTGTAGATGAGTATGTTCTTTCAGGAAATCTTTCTCTACCTACAACTCTAAATTTCACCTTTGAAGTTTCTTTATATTCTGGACGAAATCCTCTCATATAAAGTACCGTATCTTCCAAATTAGCAGATGTAAGTGGTGATAAACTTCCCGTCGCCCAAGTAGAATCATCCCACACTACTTCTAATTTTGGTGGATATATTGTATGAGTTTCTCGTGAAAAGAAACTAAAATTTCCATATCTCGTGGTATTTCCTTCTTCAACATTTGTATCTGTATTTCCAATACTACCACTTCTCTTTAACATAAATCCTTCATTTGAAATTTTTCCACCTATCCATTTCCAAACAATATCTGTTACGTTCATTCTAACATCTGCAGGTTCATTCGTAAATGTCTGATAGGATTCATACCCACTTCCACTATACCAAGTTCCACCTGATCCCGAAACACTGTGCCATTGAGTTCTTGTAACACCATTATCCTTCCACTTCCAACTTGCCCCATCTTCTACTACAGGATTAAAAAGATATTTTCCAGACCCATTATCCCATGATTGTCTAACTGGATATGCGTATAATTTTTGTGATGCATTTAATTTAGTTGAGTTAGCGTCATATAAATTTAAATAAAATTTTGTTTGTGAACCAGATGTAATTAATCCTGAAGATATTGATTTTGACACATAATTCAAATCGAATTTCAAAAGTGCCCTTGAAACTTTAACAACATCTCCGGCAGCACTCATATCTTTTCTTATTTCTAATATTTCATCTTGGCCAGTATTCATACTCTGACTTACTTCATATAATGTTGTATCTTTAGTTGGGTATTCAAAATAATGCATTTACATTCTCCAGTTAAAACATAACACCAACGGAATCACCTACGGCTCTTCCTTCTATGTCTGTATTGGGATATTTTAATTCAAATATGGATGGATCCAATGAAGGATATACTATTCCATCTTTTGTTGCGTAGTTTATATCATATACATTCCCAGAATATCCAGATGCTGCTTGCCACTTATTGGTAATTAACACGGGATGTTTTTGTGGATTATCTTGTGATGGTGGAACTACTGCACCAACACCTTCTACTAATGATATCTGATGTGCTAGTTCTGCTATAACAATTGGTTGATTTATTTGCCATCTATCTATATTAAAAAACTCCTTAACCCTTTCTATACATCTTAAAGTTATTTCATTTTTATTAAATCCTTTTCGTGCTATAAAACCAAATTTAATTCCAATGTTAATAATCCAAGCATTTTTAATATTAACAGCATCCGTCACTAATCTATATTGACTAAGATATGTTTTAAGATTCTGTTTAACTGCAACATTTAATGGTATAAGTTTTTTACTCTGGTCATATCCAAGTGTGTATAAATTCATAGCCATTGGATTAGGAAGTTTACTAAGTGAAGATTGTATATTTTTAGCTTTAAGTTGATCCAAATTTCTTTCATCAATAAAAATACTTGAACCGTCTGAAGTTTCTTTTTGCATACTTGGAATATTTAATTGTTCATCTTGAACGATATAAGCCTTTGCTACTGCCCCATATTTAGTATGCATAGCATAAGTTCTTGTAATATAATCTTCTTTTGTTACAGCTCTACCTTGTGCTTGAAAATATGCTAAAGCGTTATTTTTAATTTCAGTTGTAGATTCTGCTGATTTTCCTCCTGTTGCTGGATATGGATTAGTCACAGCTACCGAATTCTGAGTTGAAGTAACTAAATCTGTACTAAGACCAGTAGTTTCTTGAGTGAAACCAATATTGGTTATATTTTTTATTTTATCTGCTGCTACATTATCACCTATTCCACCCCCATAAGCATATTTAACAGTAAGAGTTGTACTTGAAGGTGCTTGACCATATGCCTTAGTTTTCAAAAAGTTTGCTGGATCAAAATATGTATCAAGTTTGCTTGGACTACCTGGTAAAGATGAACCAACTGAATTCGGGTTTGGAACTATTTCTTCATCTGGACTATCTGATATACCAGAACCAAATCTTAATTCGGTTGAACCATCTTGAATAATATAAGTAACAAATCGTCTTGGTGTCTTTTTTAGTTTTAATAAATAAGGAGCTTGGTCATTATACTGAACTAAACTTGGATCATTAGCGGCTGTATTCTCTACATCTATAAATGTAGTATCTTGTGCCAAATATGGAACTTCATACCATTTATTATTATCACTATCGATTACTGAGATTACTTCTATAATATTTTTTTGTGCTAATTTAATTCTTGGATAAGATTCTGCCGTACCAAAAGTAAAGGTTTCTGACTTAATAGTTCCACTTTGTATTCTTATACCTTTTTTTAATAAATAAAATGTTGGAACTTTAGTTGTTTGATTTATTTCATATACACTAATATCTAATGGATCAAATGAACTTGAATATTTAAAATTACAATCTTCTAATGTTCTAAATACAACACCACTGTCTGAAGTAATTTGGGCTCCTTCATTAACAGTCAAAGCATAATTCATATCTGGTTTAACATCTGTACCTGTTCCTGTAGCTGGTACAGTCTGAAAAACATCTACACTTGCAAATGCTGGTTGGGTTATTTTTGGTTTATATCCATATACCTGAGCCATTTCATAAATTGTTTTAGTATCTTCTGCATAAGCTAATAACATTTCTTTAAATTGACTATCAACATAATAAGAAAGAACATCTCCAACATATGATGCCATTTCTATAAACATCATACCAGGAGAGGCCTCGTTAAAATCATTATAGGTATTTGGATAATAAGTTTTTGCAAACTCTATTAGTCCTTCTCTAAAAGCACCAAAATCTTTATTTAAATATCTAACATCCTTTTGGACTCTTGTTGCCATTTTATTTCTCCACTAAATTATTCACCAGTAAGAAAACTCATAGTTATAGCTTCATGAACATCTGGGTTCATTGTAAGACTAAATTCAAGTTCAATATTTAACTGATTAACTTCTGCTTCATCTGGTTCAACCACAAGTTTATTAACTAATACGTGTGGCATCCAATCTGCGATTGCCTCTGATACTTTTTCTTCTACACTATTAATAAGTTGATCACTCATTGGTTCAAACAAAGTTAAAAGTATATCTGCACCAAAGGTTGGCTGTCCTACTCTTTCACCTCTATTTGTTAAAAGTAAATTTCTAATATTACTTCCAGTCTGAGAAAGGGTAGTTGATGTACCAGGAAAAAATCCAGTTACATCATCATATTCCATAGGTAAACCTAACCCAATTGTTACATCTGGATCTAAATCTAATTCTAATACGCTTCGTGCTCTACCCATTATTTACTCCTTTATGGACGAAAATTCGGTCCACTTTTTTTCTGGTCGATTGCTTTCATAACAGCTGAATAATCTTTTGTTAATGCATCTTGTACATGCTCGGGAACTTGATCAACTGAAACACCGGCTTTCTTTATAGAATCAACTGCTGCTATTTCTCTTTTTATTTCCTTTGAACCTTCAGTATTTCCTAAACCTGTTGCCCCAGCAAGAACTTCATTCATCTTACTTGTATTATAAGTTCCACCACTCATTGTTGGATACCCACTGCCATCACCCTGTGGAACTCCACCGGCGGTTTCATTCAAAACTTTATTGAGAGCTTTGTTTGATGTATAGTTTACTTCCTTTTTAGGTTTCGTTTTATACTCTTTCCTAATAGGTTCTTTGAACTCTTTTTCAGTTAATGGTTTTGAAACTAATTCGGTAAGTGAAGATGAGTTTTCTTCTTTAATAAATATCTCATTCATTTGTTTTTGAACTTCCTTACGGACTACAGTTTCGATTATTTTTATTAACTCTTGTTTCTTCATTATAAACTCCTATTCATTTGTTTAATAAATATTTTATTTTTATCTTTATACTAATTTTGCGACAACTGGTGCAGGAATAGTTGCTCCAACTGAAGGATTTAATCCCGTTCCTGTAACTGTACCTGCCATAAAAGATGCATGTATTATATCTGCTGTTGAACCCATAACATCCTTTATAGTACCACCTGCCATACCTATTGGTGTTACAGATACTAAAGGTGGTGGTGGTATTAGTGTTGTACCAATAATAGTTTTCTGTGGTAATGGAGGCAGTTTACCTTCATCATAACTAACAAACGTGGCCACATATGCAACTATTGCACTTGCTATTATCGAAAATGATGGATCCATAGCCTTATAACTTGATTGTATAGCAGAAGATAAAGCTGTTTCCCCAGAATCATGACCTACAACTTTTACTTTTGTACCAACAACAGATACATCTGGAACAGGTACTGCAGGTGGTGCAGGGATTAAGAATGGTGTAGGTATTAATGCTTCTGCATCTTTACTATATTTTACAATTGCATTTGCCATTCCATCTGCTGATTCCTCTAACGTTGCCCCATTTTCTCTAATATTATTATAATTGTCTATTAATAATTTTTTTAATTTATTTAAATCAAGTGCCATAGTTTTTCCTAAAGACTTGGAATGTCAGGTTCATCATCCTCTGGTTTCATCAATAAATCACAAAGTTTTGCACGAATACTTTCGAAATCTGCAAGTGATGGTGTTGCACTTATAGGTCCACTTGGTCCCGCTCCTGTTGGAATTGCTGTTATATTTAAAATAGATGTAATAAGTTCATCTAATATATCAGTTAAGGCTTCTCCATAAACAAGATGTTGTTGTTTCATATCATCTCTACCTTTTACATATCCTGTTATACCTCGTGCCTTACCACCTATTCTTAAAAATGAACCTTGATTATCTTTTATTCCTGCACAATCATCAAGATGTACTATTGCCCCATCACAAGATTGTAAATGTGCTTTATCATCAAGTGTTAAAAAAGATGGACATTCACTCGATAAATAAATTTTATCTGCCTCACCATCTCCACCACCACCTAAATCAAGTCGTGAATTTCCTGGTGTAATTAAACTTATTCCACCTGGAACCATATCCATAGAAGTGGCCCCGCCTGAATTCATTTTCATTCCATCATCTGCATCAACTGAAAAACTTTTCTGTGTAGAAAATCCAATACCATCATGACTAAATCCAAGTATCTTTCCTTGTTTAGTATTAAAAGTTATTCTATCAGAATTAAGTACAATCTGTTTTCCACCATTCTTTGGTTGATCATTTGATTGTAATGATGTCATATAATCATGATTTAATGCATTTGAACCTTTAATATTTAACTTTATAGATTGGTCTGTAGTCATCCAAATAGAAGAACCATCTGCATTTATATCTTCTTCAACTGGTTTCTTTGATGTATTTTTTAAATCTTGTACAACTCCGTCCTTCCCAAAGGCAGTTGCATCTACTAATTGACCTGTCCTCATTAAAATATTTGGTGAATCTGGCTTTTCTGTTCCATCTCCGTGAGAACCTGGTATAATATGACTTCCTAATCTTATAGAATTACCCCATCTACCTTGTAAAATACTATCACCTTGATGTGGCCATAAATTTCTAATTTCAGGATCTGGTTCAAAATGTTCATAAATAAAATCTTCTTCAACAATATCCTCTGGCCTAACTCCACTAAGTCCTGGACTAATATTATTATTTACACTATCAAATAAATTAAGAACATTAATATAAAAATTCTGTTCGTTGAACTTTACAACTGCAACATATTCTCCTCTCACAGGATAAGGATGAGAATTCGGAAATAATGGTCTAACAGTTCCGATATTATTAAGAGGTTGGTCATATTCACTATTAACCAATCTTACGGCGGCTGAACCAAACTTACTCCAATCTTTACCACCACCATCTTTTAAATCGGGAAGTTCAGATTCCTTTAGAATAACGTTTATAACTTCTCCCATTTCCATTTCATAAAATTCATTTTCGGTCGCAGTTGGCATCATACCTTTAATCATTTTACGAACAGTCGTAGCAGTAGGAAGTCCTCCTGACTTTTCTTGTAAAACGGGTGCGGGCCCAGCTTGTTTTTTACCCTTAGATGGATCTGAACTCTTACTCCAATATGACATTAATTATCCTTAACTGTTTGTATATCTTCTGTTATCTTATCTGATTTCTTTTGAATGTCTACAACTACTTCATCTATACTTGTAAGTAATTGTTCTTTCTCTTTGTCTGATAAACCAAATTCTGATTCACTGCCTCCCTTGTTTTCAGCAGCAATTAATCGTTGAACAACTGTAGCCAACTTAACAAGTTGTTCATCATTTTTCACATTTATTTCCAAATACTCTTTTATCATAGGAATTAACTGTATAGCCATATCCCCATCTTTGATAAAACTTGTAACTTCTTTAACTAATATTTCAAGTTGTTCTTTATTATGTTTTGAATTGTCATAAATGTCCTTGAATAATGATGATAGTGATTTACCTTCAAATAATTCGTAATCCTGACTCATATTATTTTCCTTGTATTGTATTAAAAATAGATGTTATAACTCATAAATAAATATAAAATAACTCAAAAATTGATGCATATATACTCAAAAAGGAAATATTGTATATATTATATTTATTTATGTCGGAAATTAATTTCGGCAACAGAAAACGGAAGTTAAGAATCCCTTTTTTGTTAAATGATAAGAACAAACGGGAGATAAACAATGAAGGAAGTCATCTCATTAGTCAAAGGCTGGGTGGACGATATAGCACACCTATTAATGTCCTTTGTAGCCATAGGTGCCGTTTCTGAAGTAATATTTGGAACTGGAGTCTTTGGTGTTAATGTTATAGGTAACCTGACATCAATCATAAACACATTCGGCGAATCTGGATTTGCTGGACTTGTCGCATTGTTGGTGTTGGTGGGTTTATTCCGTAAATAGCTATTATCGGATAATGAAAAAGGGGTGGAAACACCCCTTTTTTTTGCTTTAAATTGTTATCCAAGTACTTAAATCAACATTTTCTGTATATTTGTGACAAACTCGTATTTCATATTCTCCAGGTGGTATTTCATCTCCATAATCCTGTGTATAATAT